ATGCCAGGCGATTCGTTTTGACATCAGCTGCTAAGGCTCGCATTTCTGCTATTTCATGGGCTTATCAATCCATGCCGAGATACGCCATCTGACGGCGGTTCACCCGATGATTAGTCGGGCATTAGTTATACTCTTAACTAGAGTGTTGAGGCTCACGATGTTAGCATCGTAATGAACGGCACGCGGTTGTTTCTTGGCATCCGCGTGTCGTTTGTTTTATATCAAGTCTGCTGGCCCTAGTTTTTCGTAAAACTTATCCCAATTACCACAGCAATGTGTGACCCACATACGCTCGTTACTGTCAGGATCAACACCAAAATCAACTGGTTCAAGTATCTTGGCGCATTGTGGGCATGACTGTGGCAAGTTTTGAGCTGCTAGATAATGACCTCGTATCTTGCCCTCAATACTTGCCCAAACTGCATCGCTTGAAATTGGTTCTTTCATTATGTTTTCCAATACCCTTTCGATCTCATCCACGATTTTGCCATTTCTCACAAAAGTCACACGGCTTGCCTATGTATACCCATCCACCGCATCCGCAGCGCATGATGTCAGCATCAGTTCCCATCAAATAACCTCGTTTGTTCTTGTACCTGTCCACCGCGCCACACTGCCAACATTCTGCGATGGCTTGACTTTCGGTCTGCCGGGCGTTCCCCACATCGCCAGATCATGCCAGATCGAGCAACTGTGTTAAAGGCCGCCCCAATAACTTTGCCTGATCCTTCTGGTGCGCCGATCTCGTTGACAACATCCTCGGCTGTAAAGGGTTTACCTGTGCGAGCCATCTGGCGTATGCAGATCACGGCTTCGTTATGCCAGTTCAGCTGTGAATCTTTAGCAAGGGTAATTCCCTCATTCTTGCCCATGATTCCTTGATGCCGACAGATAGCGCAATACTTGGGCGCTGTTGCCCCATGTTCGCAAATCATAGTGACCCACAATAGCCATAATGATCGCCTTTATAAAGCAATTCAGGTGGACACTTACAAACTCCATCTAATGCATCGTTTAACATCATGACTAAAAGAGAGGGCTGACATGGTGCAATAATTTTGCGTATCTTTTCCGCCAACAAATCACACTCACATTTACAATGTTCGCTATGCATCGGATGAGTCATGACCGATCCCAAATTGCCTCGCAACGCTGACCGTCTGCACCTATCTTGCAAACATAACCAGCGTAAGGTGTCCCATCTTTCTTAAGGCCAGTCTTACGCCTCATGTCACCGTGAGCACATTGTGGCACACTCAAATCAGGTTCATCAGTTAAGGCCCAAGGGTCAACCTCTTTTGGCTTTGCCGGTCCAGGTGCTTGACGATCCTTAGCAGCTTGCACTTCTTGCTTGGATGCAATGCCCTTACTGATTCCTAGCCCAAGTGCGGCCAAACAGCGACCCCAGGCAGATGATTCCAAATTCTGTAATTCACTGCCCTTTGTGTAGGGAGTCTTGCCCTCAATCAGTTCGGCAGCTGTGCCAATGCCTGGGCGCTCATCATCAGGTGTCCGGTATGCGTAAGCAATGCCCCACATCATCAAAGGCGATCCCTCAAGTATTCCCTTGAACTCAAATTGCAATGAGCCCTCGGGATACTTGGCATAGAACTCTTTAATGCGTTCCTGTACTGTGACGTAACTTTCCAAATCAAATGCCATTAGAGTTTCCATCCATCGTTAAGCATCTGATGTTCAATGTTTTCTTGGCTACGCGCCCAACGCCAATAGGCGATTGATTCTTGCTTTCGTTCATCCTCATGCTTTTGAATCTGCACCAATGCACCGACAACAAAGCCGATCACAAAGAATGTCAAAAATCCAAATAGTGTTAATAGTCCCATGCCCTGTTTTCCTGTTCTATTTGTCGAGTTCGCTGGCTTTGTATCGCTTAACGCCGCCGATGCGCTTAGGCTTCAATGCCCCTGACTTTTCCCACCTGATGAGTGTGCGTTCGCTCACCCGTAGTTTGTCAGCTGCTTCTTTGGCTGTTAGATACTTTTCCATCTGCCCTCTTTCCTTAGTGACATAGTATGACAATGCCTGACATCTTGCCAGGCTTATTCCTCGGGCGTGTCGTCATCGCGTAGCGGCAGTGTTACCAAAAACACCGCTACCCCCACGATAATCAGTAACCCTGTGACTTTTTTTGCTGATCCATCTAGGGTGAAATACGCGATGAGTAGGCCTACATAAGTGTAGGTATCAGCCGTTATTGCTGACACATACTTCCGTAGCCATCTCATTTTATTCTCCTTATGCTTGTTGCTATTTGACTAACTAGGACTGCACTAATTACAACGGCTTGGGATTCCTCACGTTGCTCTGGTGTCATGTCCGAGCCAATATTCATGATCGCCTCAACGCTCTTGGCCAGTTCCTCAAAGCCCGGGATGGCCAGAAGCTGTGTCGGTACTTCCAAAGTGACCTCTTGCGGATCTAGGCTTGAAGTCGGTGTTGGCTCAATGCTCGGGATCGGAGTGGGCGATGGTGCGGCGGTTGGTTCGGGTGTTTCTACAACTGGCACTGGCGTTGGCTCTGGTGATTCTGTTTGTGTCGGTTCTGGTGTGGGCTCTGGCAGCTGCGTTGGTTGCACTACTGGCTCAATGGTTGGTTCGCTAGGTGTTGGACTTGGCAAAGGCTCTGGGTTTTGTGTTGGTTCTGGCGTGGGTTCTATCGATGGTTCGAGAGTGGGTATAGGTGATGGTTCGATTGAGGGTTCGAGAGATGGCATTGGTGTTGGTTCTATGGTCACTGATGGCGATGGTGTGGCTGATGTGGTTGGCGCAATACCTGCGTAATACCTTTGCGGACTATCAACAGGGAGGCTATCGCTTATGTAGATTGTGTAAGGGCCAGCCCAACCACCCTCACAATAAAGTTGGGCAATGTTCCCCCGACCCTGAAAGAATGGGTTCGAGTTATCCCACCCAGTCGAAAATGTCCTTTGCTCGCCAGTAATTGGATCGCCACAAGTTATGTCGGCAAAGCCAGTAGCTGCGAATGCTTTGGGCGGTTGCAATAGCATCGTGAGCCCTACGATGAAAGCGACTAATGCCACTCTCAAAGGTTTATTCATCAGACCAGTTTGGCCTTAATCTGCCTGCCGTCTAGAACGATGGGCGCAGCTGAATCGTGCCAAATCCAAAATCCCACCGGCATTGACGGATCGCAATCGATAGTGTGTGACCAGTGCAGATGATACACCTTGCCATCCCAGCCGCCAATGTTCTTATCGTCATGGCCAGTTTCATCCAACTTGTCAGTGCCAGGGTAACGACCAAAGCGGCCACGCAGCACGGAGCCACCCTTGCTAAATTCAACACGCAGGATTGTGATCCATTCCCACTGGCCAGCCTTGTCTACCTTGTAGGCAATTCCTTTTGGGTACTCAACCCAAGTCCAAACTTTTGGTGGGATGGTTTGCTTTGATTTACCGCTGTCGACTTTCCAAAGTTGGCTCATTTTTCAAGTTTCTTATCGGCATCGGTAAAGATGTCGTTAATCTCTGCATCGTCCAGGCTGCCATCCTTTAGGAATGCCCTAGCAAGTCCCTCGATCACTACGGCCACACCACCAATGCCAGCAATGATGATCGCCTTGGCTGGTTCTACACCTGCCACTGCTGATGCGCCAACTACTGAAAGGCTACTAGCTGCAAAGACTGCGACCATTCTTAATAAGATGTTTTTGGTTTTGTTCATGATGCCAAGATCTCCTTTGGATCTAGGTCCTTACCAGCGGACCAACGGATATTGTCGCGCATTTCAAAGTGTAAATGTGGCCCTGACGAGTTTCCAGTTGATCCAGATTCCCCAACGATTTCGCCAGCCTTAGCAACTGCCCCTGGCTTGATTCGTACTTTGTTTAAGTGTGCGTAAATTACCCAGCCACCCTCGACCTTTTGCACAACCTGGTTTCCGTATGCCTTGCCCCAGTTTGCGTTTTCAATCTTGCCGTCAGCTACTGCCAACACAGGTGTGCCGGTGGGTACTGCAAAGTCAACGCCTGTGTGATAGCCCTTTGACCACATCTTGCCTGGCTTTTTGTAGGCGGTTGTGATCTTGCCGTTTTTAATTGGTAAGGCCATGATTTGCCCTTTCGTGTCATGGCCCTGTTTTGATTGTTAAAGTGCTGCAATTTCCTCGGCGGTTAATCCGAGGTCTGCTAGTTTGGCAAGTGCAGACTCACGCGCTGCAATCTGTGCTTCTATTGCAGCTGCTCTATTTGTCGCTTCGCTGTTTAACTTCTTTTGATTTGCAATTTCGTCAGCCGTCATTTCACGTTCAACGATTACACCTGTCAAAACGTCTATTTCAGTAGTCAATATTTTGTTTACCATAATTTTCCTTAGTTTTTGTAACCATAAACGCGCATAGTGCCAGACATTGTCGTGCTACTTGCAATTACTAATCCAGTAAATTGTGTTGTTGAATTTTGCCTACCCCAAAAAGACATACCTTGTGCACCTGTACTGCCCCAAGATGATGCCATCCCAGTTAAGGTTGTTCTTGCTGCTAAATTCGGTCCATATATTTCAATAACTCTTCCAGCAGTTTCGTTTCCACATTGACCAACAATTACAGCAGAGCCACCCCCACTATAAAAACGAGTAGGACCTCCGCTATTTGTGCTATATACCAAGTTATTGTCGTAATTAGTTGTAGTAGTCGCGCCTGACGTGCGAAATTGAAATGTCATATCAGTTGGTATGCCGTCAGTATTTTGATCATTGCTGACAATTAAATAATTGTTATATGTGCTAGAAAACAGACTATTAACTGTTTGTGATGTGCCAGATAAAGTAATCGTTGAAATCAAAGTTAACCCTGCGCTACCAAGTCCAAACACAGTCGCATCAATAGCATCGCCCAAGGCTTCAATGGCTGTTGCGCCATCTTTAACGTAATCAGTGCTGGTTGGTACTGGCCAGCCGTAGTTCGGTGTGGTTGTTGCCATGCTATAAGTCCTGCCATTCTGTCGTAGTTGGAGTATACCCTGCCCAAGTTATGGTTGGCGCGATTTGCAGCCAAACTTGGCTTGGGTATGTCTCGGAAATTGCCGAGCAAATTAATGTCATTGTGGCTGTGTAGCGGTCAAGATTCCACTTGATGCCCTCGACAAAGCCATCAAAAGTGCCACCAAATACTGCTGGCAAATTTTGCGTGTATACAGCTGATCCAACTTGCATCAAAATCAACGCATCACGAGTCGCATCGCTAACCGTTGGGCTATGCAATGGGATGGTAAGTTCCTCTGGGTATGTGCGTGGGTAGGCGCGACTTTCCAAGAATGCATCAGCCTGACTTTGGGCATCAGCTGCATTATGCAAGGTAGTTGTGCGAGTTCCAGACAATTCGCCAAAGGATTGTTGGCTGGTGTAATCGGCAGCATACTTCTCGGCATTGTTTCTGTAGATCAAGGTCACGTCATTGACGATCTCTGACCACTGGGCGGCCTGTCGCAGTCCTACGGCGAGCAAGTCATCATCAGTAAGGGTAAGCGGTGTCTGTGTCGCTCTGGACGTGTAGGACTCGTAGTGGATTGAGCCGTCAGGGGCTTCATAAAGGAATCCTCGACCAGATTGGGCGGCTTCTTGGGCAAGCGATAAAGCATTAGCCACACCGCCTGTATAGGCTGCCAATTCGTAAGTGCCGGGCGTATCAATGTCGGCCACCAAATCATCAACCAAAGTCTGGTTAGTTCCACCCCAGTTGGCCCATGTGGCAAGGCTGCTCACAGCTGACCAAGTGAGAGTTGGCACTACCTCATTCCAATTTTCTAGGAATGCATCCGAGAGAATGTTTAATACCCGTGTTCCGTCAAACTCTTTGGCAAAGCCTGCGCCGCCTGTTGTAAAGCGATTAAGGATTGCCAATGGACCAACGGCTGTGATGCTGTAAATTGCCACCGATCCCTCACTGCCGTACGCATCAAGGCTGATGTCAAGATCAGAGATTGTGCCTGTGTAAATGGTCCGGTAAGTATTGGTTGAATCCTTGACTTGTATCTGAATGCTGTCCGATAGGTTTACGTTTAGCGCGGTGTCTGCATCAGTCCACAGCCTTACATTGGCAATACCAACTAGGGCTTGTTCGTAAATGTCTCGGCGACCAAGGCTTATTGAGATGTTGCTGATTGTGTTGTCTGCATACTCATTAAGGCCAGCAAAGATGACCTTTGGGTATGGCGTGTAGACGGTCACAATGTTGCCCCGACCAAGTTAATTGGGCCAGTCCGCCTTGCGCTGTTTTGTAGCAGCTTCTCGATCGATCGGCGAGCAGACTCTGCATCGACAATGCCATTTAGGTTGATGGTCACATTTTGACCGCCTCCGGCATCAGGGCGAACCGATCCAGATCCGCTAGGGACAAATAGTTCAGGGCCAAACTCGCCAACACGGTATGCCTGTCCACCCATTACTGAACCGCCAGCTGCTCTTGCCTTTGGTCTTGGCGTGAATCCTGCCTCTGGCAGGTTTATATTAAGTGGATTTTGAATAAATCGCAATGCAGGCAGAGCGGCTTGGTAAGCATTTGAAATAGCGTTTATAGCATTTGCAACCGTTTCTAATGATGCTGCAATTCGTTCCATCATGCTCGCAGCACCCGGGCCACCATCTGTGACAGTTGAAAATAGATTGCCAAAAGCATCAGCAACTGATCGCAATGCGCCACCTAGACTAAATGCGCCATCGCCCTCAAAGTTTCCAGCTAGTTCCCGAGCACGATTACTTAATCCCTCTGGATCCTCACCGCTAAATCCTTTAGCAACTTTGTTAACTTCCTCTAGCAAAGTTTTCATGGTTGGCAGTAATGCAACACCGATAGACTCTTTGAGTTCGCCTACGCGTTCTGTAACAATAGCCAACTGCCCTGCATAGGTTTCGGTATTGGCTTTAGCTGCGCCGCCAAATAACCGTACAAGTTCATCTTGGACTACGTTAAAATCTTTGGTTTTCTTGATGTTTTCATCAAGCGGAATGCCCAACTTGGTAAGTGCGCCTATGTTGCCGTTGTAAGCCTTGGCAAGGGTAAGCGAAACGGTTTCAAGATCTTTGCCAGTAGCTGCGGAGATGTCCATCGCCAGGTTAGTAAGTTGCTGGGCCTTGCCAACATCGCCAGTGGCTCGGGCTAAGTTAGCCAGTGCCGGGCGCAACTTAGTATCCGCTACGCCAAAGGCCAACTGTTGCTTGGTTATGTAAGCCTCGGTTGACTTGATCTGTGCATCTGTTGCGTTAGTTGTATTCTTTAAGGCTTCGGCAAGTTGTTTTTGTGATGCTTCATCCTCGACTGCGGCTTTTACACCGTCAATGCCAATTTTGATTGCATAAGCGCCAGCAGCTGCGCCAGCCGCTAAAAAAGCGGCAGCGGCGATCTTGCCGTATTTCTTGAGATTTCCCGAAAAACCTTTAACATCGTTGTCAGCTTGTGCAAGGCCTCGGCCAAACTGGGCTACATCTGCAAGCAGATTGAGTTTCATTGTCCTTACGTCAGCCACTTGTCCGACTCCATTCCCCATAGACCTTGCCAACTGCTGCTTTCCAGCGACGAGTAATTTCTGGTTGTAACGCCTTTAAGGTTGGATAAATCCAATACCCCTTATTGCCTCGACCTTCCCTTGGACTTCTTTCGGGGAATCGGTAACCACCATTTGCAAAACCTGAAACACCTATGCTGGATTCTGGAGATCCACCAAACTCATTTCCATATAACAAAATGCCAGCATTTGCGCCGCCTGATACTCTGCCACGCGATCCACCGATAGTTACATTTGGGATTCGGTCTTTGTTTGCTCTAACTGTTGCAACAACAATCTGCGCTTGCTTAGGAAATCTTGCGCCTACATAACCAGAGGTTTTAATTGCCCCTGCTGTCCAACCACTAATGCTAGTAACATCATCTTTTAGTTGTTTTTTGCTAGCATCATCCATTTTGTTAAGAGCATTGAGTAAGCCTCTAATATCTCTCAAGTCAGGCTGAATTTTCATTGTTACTTTTGTATCAGCCATGACCATTCCTCTCTTGTATCAGCGTTACTGCTGTTGTTATGTCAGCGAGCGACCAAGTCAAAAGATCGGCCAAAGGGATGCCGGTAGATGTTGCGATCCTGACCAGCGTGTCCCTTAGTTCTCTTTTGGGCTTTCCTCGACCACCTCAAAGGTTTCAAACTCATTGGTAACCCAGGCTTGCTGACTTGGCAACTTGGTATGCCCTTGGGCCTTGGCGGCCTTGTAAAGCATACAAGTGATGACATCTAATGAACCTTGGCTCATCTTGTCAGCAGCCTGGCTGACTGTGTAGCCGAGTTCGCGTTCGATCTCGATCCACAGCCAAGCCGACTCATCGCTCACTATGTAGTTGTTGCCCTGTTTTGTAGTGACGTTGTATTGCATAATGGTTGCCCTGTTCTATTCGTTAGGCTCTGGCGACTGTTCCATCCTCAACAACAAAGCTGAGAGATGTAGTCAATACGTCAGTGGCGGCGCCACCGACTGTTGGGAATACTGGGAAAACGCTGCCAGTGAATGTGTCACCGTTTACATCAAATGAGAATGCAAGCGATGTATCTGGTGCGCTGTTCGCTGCATCCCAAAGTGCCGAGATAATACCTGCACTTGAACTATCGTCTAGGTATAGTTCTACGTTTAGTGTTGCAAACTTATCAACGGTCTTATAGGCGCGACCTGAAAGTACCTCTAGTACCTGTTGGTTGTTTTCGCGTTCCAATGTGACTGTGCTTGCCTGATCTGCGTATGACACCGAGTTGATGCTCAAGGTCAGATTCCGACCAGTTATGTATGTTGCTGGCATGACTTGCCTTTCTAGTTGGTTGTGACCATCTCGATGTTGAGTTGGCTGATTAACATATCGGCGTTTCCGATTTGTTGGACTGTGGGTTGTGACCATCCACCCAAGAATGAGATGTTATTGGCTAGTAAATCTGTGACACTAAAAATTAAGGTTTCCAAGTTGGCCAAGGCCGCTTGGTTGTCAGCTGCGTTGACGATTACTGTGATGTCGAATCGCACATTGCATCTAGCCCCACCGATTGCACTCACTGTGATGTAAGGCGATCCAGGCACAAGCACAATGGCTGGTGGGGTAATGTTCTCATTCGGGTATGCGTAAACTACTCGCCCGGCAGCTGCAAGAGTTGCGGCAAGGTTTGCCCGGTACGTTGCCAAGTTAGCCAAGGTATCCCCTGGTATCTAGGTGCTTGCCAAGTAGGCCTGAAACTCGGGTGAGCATGGAGCGGCCTAGGCGGTACGGTGCTGGGCTTTGAAAGTCCACACCTTGCTGGCCAAGCGTGCCTGTGCGAGTGATCCAGATGTCGCAAGCAACGGCTAAAGCGGCTTCACGGACTTCTGGTGTCGTGTCGTATAGCGCGGCTTGACTGGTCAATACTGCTCGGCCATTAGGGATTATCTGACGTTTTGTAATGTCAGCGTTGGTCAAAGTTGCTTCAAAGTAGGTGACGTTGTACTCGTCGTAGCCAACCTTTGTCACAGTCCGTGACCCGTTAAAGGGTGAACCACAACCTGTGACAGTCAATGCCTGACCAACTACGAAAGTATTGTCATGGCAGTAAAAGCGAGCCACATTGCTTGTGATTGATGCGCCAACGATAGACACATCATCAAAAATTAAGTAGGACAGGATTATGTTTTCGGCACTGTCCGCAACTGCCTGAACAATAGGATCAGCGTAAATGTCGCCAATACCCAAAACGCTTTTAAGTTCGCTAAGTGTAATTAGTGCCATTTCAATCTCCTATCGTTTAAGTGTGTGGGGGACACAGGGCCGCATCCCCCACACTTCTAACTAACGCTGACTTAGGTCAGGTTAAAGCGACGAACTCCACCGGCAACCAAAACGCCAACGGCCAAGTAACCGTAAAGCATTGTTTCGATTTCACCTGATGTGACCACGTTTGTGGACATACGCAGGATTGGTGATTCGTAGATTGCAACGGATGATGGGGTGACAATGAATGCCGACTCATCGATTGTTGTTGCAACTGCGTTTGGATCTACATACAGGTCTAGGCCAAGTACGTTGCCGCGTAGGCTTTGTGGGCCTGCAACTCCGCCATTGTTTTGTGGGTTGTATGCGTTGTAGATTGGGCGACCAGTTGTATCGGTTGCACCCATTAGCAATGACCACTGGGATGTGCCAGCGATGTATGCGCTTGGTAGTTCACCTGTTGCTAGGTAAGCAGCTGGTGCTTCGGTTGATACATAGGAAATGATGCCAGCGGATGTTGCGGCTGTCGCTGTGGCCTGTGTGCCACCTGCGGTTAGTGCTGCAATTACTGCTGCATCAGTTGCCTTGTTGTAAGCACGAGTCATGTTGTCGACCATTGCCTGGAAAAAGTCTGGGGATGAACGCTCTAGTAGTTCTACTGAATAGCGCTGCATTCCTGCAAACTTGTTTACATCAAGGTTGACGTATGAGCTGATAATGCCAGTTTCTGATGGGCCAGCACCTTCGTTGGTGTCGGCTACTGTGCCACTGGTTGTAATTTTTGGATGGCTGATGACCATGCCTGATGCAGTGATGGCGCGTGAGCCGATTGCATCGATGGCTGGACGTGATCCGATTGATGTGTCGATAACGCTGTTTACATACTGCACTGGGGTGAACGCTGGGTTCGTGCTGAATGAATCATCGGCTGCCATAACATACTGGGCTGAATCATGGTTGCCCATTTTGGCCTTGATGCTGTGTTCCAAGTACGAGGCTTGGCTGTTGATTGGTGAACGAGGCTTTGCGTAAGCCACTGGTGCTGCGGCATGAACAACCGCTGCTGCGGTCACTTCATCTGCCACTGGTGCGGTTGTTTCTTCCACTGTGATCTCCTGTGGTTGTTCCTCGGCAGGTTGTTCCGCCTCGGTGGTTTCTGGGTTTTCCTCATCTGCCTCTGTGGCTGCGACTTGGGAAATCTGTGCATCCTTGAATGCTGGGTTTGTTACATGAGCAACGGCTTCAAGTTTGGCAGCTGATACGACCATCACGCCTTTCTCAATGGTGTATTCGCCGACATTTGCCTCAATGCTAAATGCCGGGCGAAGTCCTTCGGATGCTTCGACCAGTGCATCATTGCCAGCACCTGTTGGCGCGATCTTAAACGCCATCGAGATACCTGCTGGGGTGATTTCCTCTGATCCTGCAATGCCACGACCCAATGGGCGTGTGCGGTCATGTTCCATGTTCAAAACAATTTGGCTTGGGTCAATCTCGCCAAACGCGCCAAACTCAAAGCGCACTGGGCCAGCCGATGTGTTGCCAACTTTGGCGAACGGTACGACAAGGCCTTTAATGGTTCGGGTTTCAACATTGGCCGCTAATACTTGGCCCTCAAAACTAAGTTGCATTTGCTGGGTTTCCTCTCGGTGCTAAGTCCATTTCCTCACGCGCTTCATCTACGTCAATCAAGCCGTAGTCAAGCATCTTGCCAAGGACTTCGATCTGCTCTAATGGGTTGCCGCGTAAGTAATCATCTAGATCGAACCTGACAACGCTTCCACGCGGTGTCACATCATTCATGCTTAGTCGCTCGGATATACACGACATAAACGGTTTCAGAGAAAAATCAACCAAACTGCGACGTTCCTGCGAAACATTTGAATAAGTCGCGCTGGCAGATTCGGCGTTAATGTACCAGGCAGGGATGTTGCACATTCTGGCAATTTCAGCTGCGGTGTTCAAGCGTGATTCAGTAAGTTGCATTTGTCCGGCATCGTAGCCAAAGGTGGTCACATCCAACGGGCCTGATAGGTAAGCGGTTGAGCGTGTGGCTCGGGCTTGCTTCCACTGCGCCAGTAGGCTCGACACCTGCTCTGGCGGTAAGTCAACGCCACTATTCTTGATTACCATTGTTGGGTTTGGCTCGCTAGCCATACGCTGAACGGCTTCCTCTAACTTTAAGGCTGTCGAAATAGTGCGGCCACCACGATTGAGAATGCCCTCGTCGATACCGCTAAACATGATTAGAGATCCCACACCTGTGGTTGGCATTAAGCCGCCCTCAATGTAAAAGCCGTTAACGATCTCTTGGGTGTTCAAATCAGTTGTGAAAGTGACCCGAGTTGGGTCAATACGGCGAGCTTGTACTGGGCGGCCATCCTCTGGGTTTACCTCTAGCACCTGCCAGAATGATCGGCCATGAAACAGGATGTCCTCTACTGTCCAAGCCATAGTCACTGCCAGTGGGATTGCTGGATCAGGTTGCTTAAGGATTGCGCGACCCTCGATCTTTGCACCTGTAATGTCGTTGTACGAGTTAAGGCCAAGGGTTGCGATAGTTCCAGCAATGATGTTACGAGCGCGGGCCACTGCTGGCACTTGCATCGCGCTTGATCGGTCAACCCTGAAAGTATTAAACGGGGTAAAATACGCATCCTGATAAAAGGGGATTGCGATCCCTGCCCGAGCCTCGATCTGTGGCTTTTCAGCAGGCGCGCCCAATAAGAAATCTATGAATCCCATTTTGTCATTACACCATAGGCAAATGACATTCGTGTAATTTGTCAGGCTTTGTCACGCTGTTGCGCGTGTTGTCACCTATGCGCTGACGATGCTCACACTTTGTTGTGGCTCGGTGGCGTGACCTACCGCCATGACTAAAGCAATTGCAGCTGTGATTGGTACTTGTGCGGCTCGTCTAGCAATACGCCAACCGCCATCCGATGCCGGGCGGCGAGCGCAACTAACCAGGTGACTGTGCATAGTTTCCTGGGCTGGATGTAGCAGCTGCCGAGATTGCATTGCGTTCATTGCTTGGTCACACATGATCGAGAATCCTGCCGAGTTCCAAGGCGTTGGCGCTGTCGGGATTCCAGCCTGGGCAAGTCTTGGCGCAATGTAGCCAGCAGTATTTGGATCATAGGCCAGCACCCTTGGGCGATAGCGCCGAGTCAACGCGGCTATTTCCCCAGCTAGTTCCAAGTCGTTAATGCCGCCCTCTTTTTTCCATTCGTGCAGGAATACTCCATACCCATTTTCTCGCTGTTGCAAAGTGACTAGGCAAGCCAACTCCCGATTGAAATTGAGATCCATTGCCATCCAAGTCGGCAACCCATCCTCAAGCATGATGTCGGCTTCGCATTCGTTCCATACCTGCATTGGCCAAGGCGAGTCGATAGCATCCACCCACATACAAAGGGTTTCAGTTTTGAACGCATCTGGGCTGTCAAAGGTTGCCGCATCCTTGATGTTTTGTTCGTTGATTGTGTAACCCATTGCAGGGTTGGCCATTTTCCAGGCTTCGATGTCGTCAACCGATGAACCTGCTGGGGCGCTGTATTCGTAGTAACCCATCCGATCACTGGCAAAGGTCAGGGCGCGGCGGCGTTGTTCGTTAAGCACATTGGATGTTAGATCCCCAGCATTGGATGTCCAAAACACTTGGGCATTGGGTCTGGCTCGGGTAATCGGGGTAACGGCTGCCCAAGTTGCCTCGTCAATTTCTCGCAGCTCATCCACATAAAGTAAGTCGGCGGTGCTACCGCGTGGCCCCTCTGATGTCGCGGCTCGGATTGAATACTTGCGAATGCGCTCACACTTTTGCCCACATGACTTGGGGTAGTGATGGCAGTAAACCTCAAGTTCCTCTTGGCCGTTAGTTCGGGAAACTCGCTTGATCCGCTTTCTCATCCAGTCCAGGCTCTCGGCCATGTCGACTGTTTGCTTGAAAGTGTCCAGCGATAGTTGCCGAGTCTGGGACATAGCGATGGCATTCTTTTCACCAAAGACATACAGGCCAGCCAAGATCCGCATCCGCATCATGTGGGTTTTGCCATTCTGCCGGGCGACCAAAACTCCCACACTTGATCTCGCCCACTTGCCGTTAGGCAAAATCTTTAGGGCATCATCCATGACGTGTTGTTGCCAGGGTAGGAGTGGGACTCCAAGTTCGTCAGCTAGTGCCGATACCACTGGCCCTGCGCTGGGCAGGTTTAGGCTTGGGCTTTCGATCCTTGGCTTCGATAAGCCGTAGATAGTTTCCGACATGATTAGTCCCGTCATTTTCCTCGCCCTGTTTTCCTAGTGTTCGTGTTTCGACTGTGAGATGCAACTGCTGTAAGACTTGTAAATACTTTGCCGCCAAAGGCGTGGCCTCTTTAAGATCGCCCATGTCAAAGGCCGTATCTAATGCCAAGGCGATCCGCCGGGCGAGAGTCATGGCCGCTACATCAGTTGGCGCGATCCAATTCGCTACCGACAATGCAGAATTCAACGATAGGTAGATGCCCATTGGTTTATCCTCTGGCGTTTCTGGATTCTTTAAGGTCATGGCTTGGGCCTTTCGGTTGTGGGTGGATCAAATCTGACCAATCGGGGAGAAATAAGAGAAAGGGAGTCTGTGGGTGGCACGACCCTAGAAAAAACCGCCCTATG